CAACGTCACGGCCGCCGACCTGCGGGCGTCCCCGTCGATTGACCTGTCCCTCGGTGGGGACTGACCGCTTCCATCCGCCGCGTCCAGTCGCCCATCAGGGCGTCGGCCTCCCGGGGGGTCAGTTTCCTGACCTCGCGGGGAGGCCAGCCGTGCTCACGCGCGAAGTGCAGATACAGCGGCGTCAGTCCGTGCCGGACGCTCCGCTCCCGGATGACGGCGCGGAGGCATTCGCTGGGGGGTCGGCATCGTCCTCCGGCTCGACGTAGCCGGTGACGATCTTACGGGTGCGGATATTGAACGCCGCCCAGTCATCGGTCTGCCCCGCCAGCCGACGCGCGATCCATGTGACCGCCTTCATCACCCGCGCCGACGCCTTCGGCATCAGCACGCGCAACTCGGGAATGGTCATGCCGATCGTGCGCTCGATCTCATCGAGGTCGTCGAACGGCAGGTCGTCGAGCGCGGACCAGTCGAACAGGACCTCCTGCGGGCCCTTGAACTTCTCCTGGTCGGACTCACATAGGCGGATGGTTGTGGGCATCTACAACGCCTCTCTGATCGTCTTGTTCGCGCTGTCGGGGATGCGTTCGTACTCGCGCCACGCCCGCTCCGCCGCCGCGGTGGCAGGCTCCGATACGAACCGGGGCCGCACCCGCTGCACCACCCACGGATTCGCCATGCGGCGGCCCGACCTCAATCGCCGGAACCGGCCGTACACCGGGTGCCGCAGCTGACCCGCTTCTAGGTCGCGCACCTGGCGGTCGTTACCGCGGTCGCCCCGCGCCGAGAACCTGATCGTCACCCGCGCAACCCCAGCGGTCACCCGCCGGGACCGGCGGGTGACGAGGGTGCGACGCACCGTCTGCTCGTACCCGCGCGGCGCGTACTCGTCCGACCGGGACCGCACCGATCGCTCGGCCCGGTCCGCGACCCGGTCCGACACGTCGAGCAGGTCACCCGGGACCGCCCGCGCCGCGGCGTGGAAGCCAGCCGCGGCGTGGCGGAAGCCGGCCGCGCCGAACAGGCCCACCTCAACCGGCATGGCTACGGGGTGGTATCGCGGGTGGTCGTGTCCGTGATCTGGAACGACAGCGTCTTCGTCGCGATCACACCCACCGACCCGCCGACATTCCACTGGTTGACCAGGATGTTGAACTGGTACTCGGGGTTCGTCGTCGCGATGGTCGTGTTCACCGGCCGCCACGCCACCGCCACCGGAACGCGCGCCTTATACGCCGCATACAGGATCGCGTCGACCGAACCCGACGCCATGTCGTCGTTCAGCTCCACGTCCAGGGTGCCGTCGAGCAGACCCATCAGGTACGTGCGGGCGGTCTTGCCCATCGCCGTCGAGTCCTGCGTGTCGCCCGTGCCGTTGATCTGCGACGATCGGGTGTGGTCGGAGAAGTCGACCGAGTTGATGGTCAGGTATGCGTCGTCGTAGATGAACTCGGACACGGTGGCCTCCAGAAACGCGAAAGCCACCGCGAGGCGGTGGCCGGAAGAACGGGAAGGATGCTGCGGGCTACTCGATGCCGGCCGCGCCGGCGACGGTCCAAGAGCCGGTGACCGCGGTCGCGCGCAGCCGATACCAGGTGTCGGTGATGGCGCCCGCGACCGGCGTCGCCCAAGTGCCGCCCAGCGCGGTCAGCGGGCCGAACGTGACCCGGGTCGTGGCCGCGGCGAACGTGTTGTCGGCGTCGGACTCCAGTACCACCGTGATCGACGTGCCCACCGTGCCCAGCAGGTGCAGCGTCGCGTACAGGTACTGGCTCGCCGACGCGGCGCCCAACTCGAACGCCGTACCGATCACCCCGGTACCCGACACCGCCTGCTGCTCGGCCAGCAACAGACCGCGCACGCCGCCGACACCGTCAGTCCCCAGGGCGGACATCGTGAACCCGGCCATGTCGCCGACCCGACCCAATGTGGGCGTGAACTGCGGGATCAGGCCCTTCATCAGCACGCACGGCTGACCCTCGGTCTCGACGTTCCCGGCGGTGATCGTGCGGCTCGCACGGCCGGAGAACGGAGTCCACAGGGCCAGGTTCGGCCCGTCGTCCGCGAAGTCCGCGAACCCGGCCATCTTGTAGTCGGTGCGGAACAGCCCGCCCTGGTAGACGTGGGAGCCGTTGTTGCGGAACGTGGTCTTGCGCCGCGTCTCGAAGGAGCCGTCGACGGACCACTCGTTGATGTGCCCGGTGAAGTCACAGTCGCCCAGGTAGGCGAACGCGTTGTCGACGACGTACTCCGCCATGATCAGCCCTTCGTGTCAGCCTTGGCCTTGCCCGACTCCACCGGCGTCACGGCGCCGGCGCGGACGAGCAGGACGTTGCCCTTGACCTCGGGGTCGAGACGGACGACACCGCCGGGGGCGACGATCTCGCGGGAGACGCAGTCGCGGATCCCGGCACTGCCGGTGACCGTGAACTTCTGGGCCCGTGCGGCGACGCCGCGCTTCTGCGCGGCGTAGTCCTCGTCCGGAACTTCGATGAGAGTCGGCATGGGGATGCTCCTAGCTCGGGTTGGTGGTGACCACCATGCGGAGGGTGGCGGAGACGTTGTCGTAGTCGGCGTTGTCGGTCGGGCCGTACGCGACGATTCCCGACACGTGCGCGCTGGTCCCCGACATACCCAGGTTCTTGTTCTGGAAGATGACCTTGCGGATCGAGTCGCTTCCGCCGCCGTCGACGTAGGCGTCAAGGTGCCGCTGCGCCACGTCGAGATCACCGACCGGGATGATCACGGTCAGATTGACCTGCCACTCGTCGATGCCGCGGTTCATCGCCATCGAGAAGTCGGTACCCGGCGCGGGCTGCACCACCAGGGCGTGCCCCGTGGCCGTGCCGGGCACCCGCGGGTGCACCTTGATGGTGCCGATGTTCGCCTCGACGACGGTCTTGACCGCGTCGCGGATCTGCGTGAACGTCGCCATCAGACCGCACCGACCCTCACCTTGATGAAGTCGTCGAGCAGGTCGGCGACGTCCGGGTCACGCGAACGGCTGATCCGGATAGGGCCAAATCCGTTCACCCCGGCAACGCCGTTGATCGACTCGCGCCGCTTGAAGATCTGCGCCGCCCGGATGACACACGCCTGCTCTACGCCCTCGGGTATCGCTGGCCAGCCGAAACGCGCCGTGACCGACAGAGGTGCGACCTTCCCCGACGTCGGGAACAGGTAGCGATCCACGGCTGCGATCCGCCACCATGCGTACGCCCCGCCGTCGGCGTCGGCGTTGAGCGGGCCGAGCTCATAGTCCGCCGAATCCCACGTCGTGGCATAGGTTCCATCACCGGCCGAGTCGGTCTTGACGACTAGGCCGGTAGTCGTCGAGATGTCCGCGACCCACGCCAGATCTTCCAGGTCGGGACGGTAGGCGCGCGTGACGACGGTCGCGTCCTGCCAGAACCGGCGCCCGCAGAACAGGTCGATCGCCCGCGAGGTCGCGTTGATCGCCCGCTCGGCCAGGTTGGTCGGCACGACGGTCCCGTCGTCGTCGAACTGCTCACGCAGCTGCGTGAGCGTGCAGTATCCGTTGGTGACCGTCACCGTCCACCCCCCGGATCATCCGTAGACGACGGTGATGCTCGGCGCGGTGCCGGTCACGGTGACGTGGATGCCGCCGGAGCACAGCACCGCCGCGCCCACGGGACCGCCGACCGAGTCACCTGCCAGCGCGGCGAGCTTGAGGATCGTGGTACCGCCGCTTCCGCCGGCCTTCACGACGACCGTCGCGGCGTCGGCGCCGGCGGCAAGGTGCACCGCCAGCAGGTTCGTGCTCGCCGTCGTGATGTCCCCCGTCGCCGCAACCGCGACGGCCTGACCGGGCCTCATCAGGCACCCGCCCGGTTCCGGCCGCCCTTGTGCTGGCGGTTCGCCGCCGGCTTCGCCGCGCGCTCGGCCGGCTTGTTGGCGTTCACCACCACCTGGCTGATCGCGCCGGGCGAGTCGCGCAGGATCCACTCGGCGGCTTCTGCGGACAGCTCGACGGTGTCTCCGGGCTGCCATGGGCCGTACTGCTCCCCGTCGCGGTAGGCCGCATACCGGTGCCTCACCTCGAAGCGGTCCATGTCAGATCCCCTCGATGTCCTGGCGCACCCACACCCACACGGCCAGGTCGGACGACGTCCCGTCCCACGACCCGTCGGAGGTGATCTCGACGCCGATCTCGTCACCGGCGGCGATCGGGATGGTGGTCCGCGGCACGACCGCCGATCCGCTGGTCGCGGTCGTGACGGTCTGCGTCAGATTCGCGTCCTCGGTGCCGCCGACGGTCGGACCGATCGTCAGCGTCCCCGCGGTGGCCGCAGCCGACAGCAGGTAGGAGATGCCGACGATCTCACCCGCGAACGGGACGATCACCCCGGCGATGGACTGGTTCGACGCGGCGTCGTCCTCCTGGATGATGCCGAGCTGAACGTTGGTCTGCGAAGCGGCGACGTCGTCCTGCATGAACTGGAAGGCGACGAGCTGCCCCTTGGAGAGCGAGCGGTCGATCTGCATGGCGTTTCCCCTCAAGCTGAAGGGCCCCGCCGGTCAGGTGGGGCCCCCATCGGGTGGTGCGGGTCAGAGGTCGACGTTGTAAAGGACGTCGGCCCACTCGATGCCCGACGCCGCACCGGTCGGCGTGAACCGGCCGAAGCCCGCGCGCAGGCTGTACACGATGCGGGTCTGGTCTGTGGCGGGCAGGCGCTCCGTCTCGACCTGCACGTTGCGCCGGGTGCCGACGACGGCGCCGTTACGGTTGAAGGTGACGAGCTGCCCCTTGGTGTTGTTGCTGCCGGTCGTCGACACCTTGCCGTCCGCCTCGGTCTTCGACACGTCGATCGAAGAGATCAGCGGGTGGCTGAGAACCTTGCCCTGCTGGCCGTTGAGGATCGTCGCGCCGGGGCCGAACTTGTCGACGGTCAGGCACTCGTCGAAGAACGACACCACGTCGACGGTCTCCGGGTCGCCGACGTACATGAGGTCCATCGGGTCGTTCGGGTGGCCCCAGTCGTGCTTGTACGTCGCCGACAGCATCCGGCCGCGCTGCCGGCGCAGGTGGTCGATCGTCAGCGCGCCGCTGACGTCGAGGCTGTTGGCCGTGTTGTCGACCAGGCCCGCGTGGCGGATGCCGTCGAAGGCCAGGTAGTGCTTGGTGTCGGCCGGGTCGGCGTCGTCGAGGTTGATGTTGCCCGTGGCCGCGTTCGTGGTGTCGCCGTTGAGGACCAGCGAGTCGCTGTAGTGCGCCAGCGACCGGGCCGCCTGCCTGCGCAGGAACGGGATGAACGGGATGATGGAGTCCTCCTCCATCTCGCCCGACCACATCTGGTGGATGACGAACTTCTTCGCGTTGACCTGCACCCGGTTCGACCCGGTCTTGACCGTGTCGTAGTTGGAGCTGTTGTTCGCCGTCGACTCCGACACGAACAGCATCTCCGGCAGGTCCGCCTCGACCGGCAGGTACGCCGTCGGGTCGGTCATCATGAAGCTGCTGATCTGCGAGAACACGCGGGCCTGCGCCTGCGCCCCGGTCCACAGTTCGCCGACGTACTGGGCGCCGATCAGCTGCGAGCCGAAGCCCGACTCGGCGGTGTCCATGGCGCGCATGGCCCGCTGGTAGTCGCGGACGGTCGAGAACCGGCCCTCGCGCCACATCG